ATCCGCTCCCTAATGGGTGGGGAAGGAGTAGCGGTCACTGAACAAACAGCGCTATCACTGGCGGCTGTGCAAACGTGTGTTAGGGTAATAGCAGAATCGGTGGCAACTATGCCGCTGCGATTTTACCGCGACGATTTCGGAAACAAAACGCCTGACAATGCGCATACCTTAGCGTACCTGATTAACGAACCGAACCCGATGCAAACCCGGTTCGATTTTATTAGCTGGACGGTATCGCAGCTGAAGATGGGCGGTAACGCTTACCTGCGCATCCACCGCGACCCAATCACACAGCGCCCTAAGATGCTGGAGCCTATTGGCTACAAACGGGTAGAGGTTAAGCAGTCGCCAGGGCTGAACGTTTTTTACAAAATAGAGGGCATTGACCAGCCGGTACCGGCAACCGAGATATTGCATTTTAAAGGGCTGACCAACGGCGACCCCCTGACCGGAATCAATCCAATACGCACACATGCTGAAAGCCTCGGAGTAACGCTCGGGGCACAGCGCGCGTCGGCGCGGTTTTATTCAAAAAATGCCGCGCTCAAGTGGGGCATCAAATGGCAGGGCGCGCCCCTTAAACCTGAGGAAGCAAAGAAACTAAAAGACACGTTTACCGACGTGCTGCAGGGCGGCGACGCGGTTACTGTTATACCTCACGGGTCGGAATTGCAGCAGCTCAACCTTACCCCAGAGGAGGCTGAATTTATCGCAACCCGCCGGTATGGTGTGGAAGATATCGCGCGCATTTTTGGCGTGCCGGCGTACATGATTGGCGCCGATACGCAGGGGATAAAATCCAGCGTAGAACAGCAGGCGCAAGACTTTTATACGCAAACGATTCTCCCCATCGTTACGATGATGGAGCAAGAAATGAAGCGGAAACTTTTGCGCGAAGACGAAAAGGGAACGTACTATTTTAAGTTCGTCTTTAACAGCCTGCTCAGGGCCGACGCTAAAAGCCGCGCGGAATTTTACAACATGGGTATCCGGGGCGGTTGGCTTTCCCCTAACGAAGCGCGCAGCCTGGAAGACTTTAACGCGCAAACCGGCGGCGACACTACTTATACCGAATCAAACCTTGTGCCGTCTGACATGATGCGCCCGTGGATACAATCGAAGATTGACGCGGCGCCGCAAGCTGAGGAACACAATAATAACGACGATGGGAACAATTGAAAAACGAACCATAACCGGCACGGTGGCGCTGCGCATGAAAGACGGCGAAGAATGGCCGGAATACGTGGAAGGCGTAGCAGCCGTAACCGAACAGCGAACCGATATAGGCTGGTTCGAGGAAGAAATTGCGCGCGGCGCTTTCGACGAAGCCCTGAAGGTTTCCGACATCCGGGTACTGGGTAACCATGACCCGAATCAGATGTTAGGCCGTACATCGGCTAAGACGGCTGAAGTATGGGTCGACGGTAACGGCAACCTTGCCTATCGGTTCACGCCCGACCTGGGCAACCCGACGCATGTAAGTTGGGTGCGCTCAATCCAACGCGGCGACATCAGTCAAAGCAGTTTTGCGTTCACCATTGCGCGCCAGGGTTCGGAGTGGATTGACAGCGATAAGTACGGGCGCGAAGGAACCCGCCGCATCATGCGCATCGGGCAGTTGTATGACGTCAGCCCTGTGACTTATCCGGCTTACGAAGGTACGGCGGTGGGAACGCGCGATGCAAACATCGAAGCCGAGCGCGAAGCGATCAGGGCCGAACGTCAGGCCGCCGCAGATAAGCAGGCAAGCGCTAAACAGCAAATCCTCGACACATTCAAAAAGACAATACAGAAATGAAACAATTGAAAGAAAAGCGCGAGCAGCTCGCAACCCTCCGGGCCGAGCTTGCCGCCCTCGCTGGTCTGGATAACCTGACCGACGAGCAGATCAGCCGCGCTGCTGAAGCAGCCGCCGAAGTTGACGCCCTTAACGCCGACATCGAAAAACTGGAAAAGGTTCAGCGTTCCCTCGCAACCGCCCCTGCCAACTTCACTACCGGCACCGGCGAAGCTGAAGAAAAGCGCAAAGCCGCTGAAGCGTTTAGTTTCAAGCGCGCCCTGAACGACCTGAGCAAAAACCGTCCGGTTACCGGATTGGAGCGCGAAGTAAGCGACGAAGCCGCCGCCGAAAACACCCGCGCCGGATTGACTACCGCCGGCGGGCTGGCCCTGCCGATGTGGATGGTAATGCAGCGCTCGAAGGCTAACCGTCAGAAGTTGGAAAAGCGCGACATCACCGCCACCGGTGGCAGCTCCATCACTGAAGGCGGCGGAAACGTTGCTACCAACGTGGGCAGCATCCTCGATGCGCTGGAGCCTTTCATGATCCTGCAGCAGTTGGGTGTTCAGACGTTCGGCAACCTTACCGGCAACCTGCGTTTCCCTGCCAACACTACCGCCCCGAGCGCAACGTGGGAAGGCGAAACCGATGCCGCTGCAGAATCTACTCAGACATGGGCCAACCGTACCCTGAGCGCAAAGCGCCTCGGTGCGTTCATCGACGTGTCAGACCAGATCCTGCTGCAGTCAAGCAACAGCCTTGACATGTGGATTATGGACTACCTGCTCCGCGCCGGCGCGGTGACTCTCGAGCGTGCTGCGATCAACGGCGGCGGTTCCAACGAACCTACCGGCATCATCGCGAATAGCGACGTAACCGTGACATTTGCCGGCAACGCTGCCAGCAACAGTACCAACGCTACCGGCGCTAATCAGGTCTATGCCGACTGGGTGAACCTGTATAAGGCCGCAATGGTGAACAACGGAACCATGAACAACCTTGCCTACATCACCACTCCGCAGGTGCATGCCGACGCGATGATTCGCCCCAAGCAGACCAACGGGGTCGAGGGTAATTTTATCGTTACTCAGGCCGGCGTTAGCCCGACCGGGTTTCCGGTGTTGGCATCCAATACCGTACCCTCAACCCTGACCAAATCCACAAGCTCCGACCTGAGCGCGCTTATCTTCGGCGACTTCAGCCAGCTTGCCCTCGGGTCATGGGGTAACCCTATCCTGGTGCGTGACGAATACACTCAGCGCGTTAACGGCCTGCAGCGCTTCCACTTCATCAACTTTGTTGATGCGCTGGTACTGCAGCCTAAGGCGTTCGCGGTGTGTAAAGACATCGACGCAACAACCCCCGCCTAAGTGAACGGAGGACAGCCGCAGTGAGTGTGGCTGTCTTCCTTCTGCTATCCGGTAGGGGGCGGCATTCTAAACCGTGGCCCTATGGTCGTTCGATGCGACCGCCGGAACAAATCCGAAAGGTATGAAAAGAGTTAAATGGGTAATAAACCCGGCGGCCCTGCGCATGTGCTACAGCACCGGCGAAGTAGTCGAGCTGCCGGATAGCTTGGCAGATAGCCTGCTGGATAGCGGCGCCGTGGAGCTTGTAGCAGCCGACGAACCGGAGCCCGAAACGGCTACAGCCAAAACCAAACCTGAAACCGCAACCGCAAAACCACAGCGCAAACGTTAACCATGCACCGCCGCATCGTCAGCCAAATTCACGCAAGCCAGTCCTATATATCACTTGAGGATGTGAAGGCGCATCTGCGCGTAGTCAACACAGACGAAGACGCCTACATTGCGGCCCTGCTGGACGTTGCCTTCGATGCGGTGGAGCAGCACCTTACCTATCCGGTACGGCTGACCCGTGTGCAATACACGGCTTACTCATGGACTGGCAGCGTCTTTATTCCGGGCCGGTTCCAAGCGCTCGATACGATTAAGTATTACACCGACCCGGCGAACGTGCTAACCACAATGGCCGGCACTGAGTATGCGACGCAGATCAGGGAAACCGGGTTTTATCTGGAATGGATAAACGACACCACGCTACCGGACACTTACGAGGATAGGCTGGACGGCGTGCAGTATAACTTCCAGATGGGATGGATACCCGGCGACCTGCCCGCATCCATCCGCCAGGCTGTGCTGCTGTTCTGTTCGGATTGGTACGAAGAAAGAAAAAACACCGTTGTTGGCACAATTGAGAAGGTGCTGACCCTTGGCAGTGAGTTCCTGCTGAAACCCTACCTAATCCCGATATTCGTATGAACCCCGGACGCATGGATAGACAGGTCACGCTGCAGCGGTTCACGGTTACGCAAAGCGCAATCGGCGAAGCAATTAAGACGTGGGCAACCCTTGCAACGGTACCGGCCGCGTACAAACCAAGCCCCGGCGGTGAGCCTGTGAACGGCGATAAGGTCGAGGCTGAGCTGCCGGTGGTGTTTACAATCCGGTTTTATTCTGGCCTGAACCCGAAGGATCGGCTAACCTACGGCGGGCAGGTGTATAACATCCTCGCGGTTACCGAGGTAGGGCGTAAGCACCTGATGGAATTAAAAGCGAGGAGGCAAGAATGATTCACGCGAAACTGGAAGGGGTCAACGGCGCTATAACCGCGCTGGAAAGCATGAAGGGCCGCGCCACCAACGAGGCAATAGGCCGCATTGTTCGCAACGCATCGAAGCCTATCGTTGCAAGCGCCCGCGCCCGCGTGCCGGTGGATAGCGGCCTGCTGCGTAACCAAATCGGATTCATTACCGCAAACGATTCGCGCTTTCCGACTACTACCCTTATCGGGGTAAACTACCGTTTCCAGGGTGCGAAGCGCGGGAACAGCGCATACTACGCGCATATTGTGGAATACGGCGGAAAGACAATCAGGCGCGCCCCGCATCCCTTCATGCGCCCCGCCTTTCAGATGAACGAGGCGCGGGTAAGAAAGCAAATCATGGGCATGATTAAAAAA